CATTGTTAACGTTGTTCTGTGCAATACGATGGCACCAAACAATCTTTCCATTAACACCGCGCATACCAAAACGAATAGTTCCAGCACCGTACCATGTGTAATCGATGTAGACCATCTGCATGCGACCTACGTCAAGCTTGTAACCTGACGGACCTTCTCCATCAAACTGGTCAATGTTCCAATCCTCTTGAGGGAAACGGTCGCTCTGTGTGATTAGGTAACGAGTGCGAACACCTGTTGCACCACGGTAAGCTGGAGACACGTTAATAGAGGTTGCGCTGTTAATAGCAATAACCTTGTAAGAAGAACCCTTGATAACAATGTTCTGTCCTACAACAAGCTGCTTACGGAACTGAGTATTAAGACCAGTAATAAAGCTTGAGTTTCTAGTTACGTTAACGCGACCAATACCTTCTTTTTCTGAGTGACGACGTACGCAGAACATCTTCTGTCCGTCGTATTCAAAGTAGAATCCGTTTTGGTCATCAAACATACCGCAACGAGTAACTGCTCCAAACCACTTACGAGCGTGTACGTACACGTTAACACCAGCAGGGTTCTGGTCGACAAGAGGCACTGTCTGTGTAAGGTTTACCTGGTATTCAAATGTGTTAACATCAATAACTCTGCTTACAACAAAGTCATTTCCATTAAATGGATTGTAAGCAAAGCGTGTTGTAACACCTTCAATATCAACTGTAACACCCGCCTGCATACCGTGGTCTTGAACAGTCTTTACTGTAACAATAGCTGGTCCAATAGAACCACCATTGATAAATAGTTGCTCTACATCGTATACAGGAGTTAGCTGAGCACCAGTAGAGAACTGGAGTCCTTTACCTGACTGGTAGCGGAAGTAGCGACGAGTTTGACGAACTGTTGAAGAACCCATCGAGTTAGTAGCAGTAGATAGAGAAACACCGCCATCAAATGGACGCTGAATTACGTATCCATCACCCTTTGTAAAAATAAGTGCAGTTGTTGGAACAGTAATTGCAGACTGCTGACGTGATAGAGAAAAGACAAGAGTAGTCTGGGTAGGGACCTGAGTTACCTGCCAGTTACCATCAAAGCTGTTAGTTCCAGTAACAACAATGAGGTTTCCTGGGAAGACTCCGTGTGGCTGGTCAAACTGAACTGTTACGTTAGAAACAGGAGCAGCACCATCTACAGTTGCTCTAAAGCGAGATGCTGTGTTAACGCCACCAATTGGGAAGTTACCACCTGGGATGTGAGCACCATCAAAGATATCTCCACCGTATACGCTTGTTAGAGTACCTGATGCGACATCTCCAGATACAACACCACGTGCTGTGTACTGGAAAGTAGTAGTTGTAGGAACGGCTTGAACTAGAGATGTACCCTCTGCAAGAAAATTAAGAGTTTCTTGAACAGAGACAATCTGTCCTGGTGCTAGACCGTGAGGAAGGGCGGTTGTTACTGTGATGGTTGAGCGTGGTCGTACACCATCTCCAATAAGAGAAACAACGTCAAATGAGTTACCGCCAGAGGCCTTAGCAAAGAATGATGGGTAACCGTTTGATGTAAATAGTGCTTCCCACTTAGATGGCTGTACAGAGTATTCAAAGTCTGTATCCATAAGAGACTGAGGCTGTGAGGTACGAAGCTTTTGAGCGCCATCGATGAATGTCTCGTCAAAAGTTACCTTCTGGTGCTCGTCATCAACAACAATCTGAAGAGTGTCAGTTGAAAGCATTCCTGTTGTATCAACAGAGCTGTTAAGTTGGATTACAGTCTTTGTCTCGCTATTACCCATTGGGTTAGAGATGTTGTAATCTGGATAGATGTAACTTACTGTGATGTTCTGAGCTGGGTCAGAGAAGTTAAAGAGAATCTTATTGTAATACTCAGGCGCAATATTGCGTGCCATTCATTTACCTTCCTATATCAACGTAATCGGTGGTATCACGGTTTGTACCACGTTAGTAAATCTAGTAACTGCTCCAACTGGGAAATAGATTCCAGTTTGTAACAGGGCGTCATTAAGAAGCAGTTGTCCTACTCCACCATCTCCAGCAGGTCCTTGAATACCTGTTGGACCACGTTCTCCTGTTGGTCCTGCGATGCCGTTAACACCAGCAGGTCCAGTGGCGCCATTAGCACCAGCCACTCCTGCAGGTCCAGTTGGGCCCGCAATACCTGAGGCATATACTAGCGCATTCCAGGTCTGTGTTCCATTACCAATCTTAAACTTTCCAGTGTCAAGTTCAAGACCTAGTTCACCTTCTGAAAGAAGAGGGTTAGTGGATGACCACTGTGACGCCGTACCACGACGTAATTGTAATTTAATTGCCATTAGTTACCGCTCACGTCTCCTCCGTTGATAGTTATAACTCCGCCATAATTAGTATCGGGGCCGCCACCATCTACGTTCAATAGTGTAGTGCCTGTAGGGCCTGTTGGACCTAGTAAACCTTGAGTTCCTGTAGGACCTGTAGGACCAGCAACACCTGTAGGTCCTTGAATACCTTGGGCTCCTGTAGGACCAGTCGCTCCTTGAGGACCTGTGTTACCAATTGCAGCAGCAACAACAACTAGCCAGTTTGCTGGGTCATCTACAGGTGTTATTCCTGCAGTAGATATGTTGTTTCTACGAACGTATGTACCTTTAAGTGTTGGAGTATCGTAGAAAACTGCTTGACCTGGAGAGTAGGTAATTCCTGCTTGCCAAGTTCCAATGATTGTAAATGGCTGAGGACCTGTCGCACCTGTTGCACCCGTAGGACCTGTGATTGAAAGTCCTTGAATACCTGTAGGTCCTGTTGGACCTGCAACACCAGTTGCACCTGTAGGTCCTTGAACCTGACCAGCATTAATCCACTGGTCGCCATCCCAAATAAATAGGTTTCCAGCTACTAAGTATGGATTACCAGTTACTGGTGATGGAACAGCCGCCTGAAGTTCAGCAAATGTTGTAAAGGCATTAAGGATGTTTAAGCCACGGCCTTGTGGACCTGTTGGACCTGTAACACCCTGTGGACCAGCTACACCTTGAATACCTTGCGGACCTGTTGGGCCAGGAACAGTTGATACTGGACCTGTTGGACCAAGAGGACCGACAGGACCAGCAATACCTTGAATACCTTGTGTACCTTGAGCACCTTGAGCACCTGTAGGTCCTAGTAAACCTTGCGGACCTTGTGGTCCAGTTGCACCAGTTGGTCCTTGAATAGCGCCAGCGCTAATCCATTGTGAACCGCCCCATACAAATAGAACACCATTGATTAAGTAACCGTCACCAGTTCCACCAACAGGTTGAGCAGCTTGAAGTTCTGCTAATGAGTTATAAGTTCCAAGAACATAAATAGATGCACCAGCAGGACCAACAGCACCTGTTGGACCTTGTGGACCTGTAGCACCAGCGGTACCTGCAGCACCTGGAGCACCAGTGGCGCCCGCGATACCTTGTGGACCCTGTGCACCTACAGCACCTTGTGGACCAGGAGCACCGATTGCGCCTGTTGGACCAGTAGGACCAGTTGCTCCACGTCCACCAATAAGAACCATCTGCCATTGTTGGTACTCGCTTGGTGTCCAAGTGCCTTCAAAATAGTCAACGAAAAGAGTGAATTGTTCTCTTCCAGATTGGATGACATTAACAACCGCATCCATAAAAATAGTTGGAATTGGGAAACCAGTACTATTATTTACTGCAACAACTCTAACTCTGCTACCTTCACTCCATGAAATAGGTAGCGGGTCAGAACCAAAGGTTTTACTGCCGACGGATGTACTGCCAATGTTGATGGGAACTACTGCAACTGGAGCATAGCCAGCACCTACTGGACCAGTTGGACCAGGGACTGTGCTAGCAGCTCCTGTTGCACCTGTAGGACCAGTTGGGCCAATAGGACCAGCAGCTGTAACTGTAAAGGTTCCGTTAAGAGCGCCGTCTTCTTCTGAAACAAAATATAGAAGTGCAGGACCTGTAAATGGAACATCCCAGAAGTACGTACCAGTAGAAGGCCCAGTGCTAAAGTTGCCACTAAATCCAGTTGTGTACTGGTTAGCCGAACTATAGTTTCCAGCAACGGTTTGTACTCTAAATTTATAACCAGGGGTGTTTAGTTCTAGGCGGTAGCGAAGACCGCGGATAACAGTGATGTTTGGATTGTTTAATCCGTTAATAACATACTGGCTACCAGAGCGTGTAATTGTTAAGTCAATACCGCCTGATGTTCCCTGCGGACCAGTTGGTCCTGGAACAACGGAGGCAGCTCCTGTAGCACCCGTAGGTCCTGTAGGACCTGTGGCTCCAGTGAAACCAGCTTCACCAGCAACAGTAAAGTTCCAGCTACTAAATATTTCTCCAGCATTTGCGCCTGTAAAGTTCTGTACATCAACTGTTACTTGTGCACCATTTACAGCTGTTACAAAACCATCTAAAAATACTGTGTTTGTAGCAACAGCTCTAATAATTGAGTTAACAATATAAGGGTGGTTAGCCACACTTAATGTAAATGTTTTTGGACCAAACCCTAAGGTAATTGGGGTTACAGATGTGATACCAGCAAAGCCTTGACCAGCTGGACCCGTAGCACCTGTTGGACCAACAGAACCTGTTGGACCTACGTTACCCTGAAGACCAGAGAAACCTCGTTCACCTTGCAGACCTGTAGGACCTATTGGACCTGCTAAACCAGTTGGTCCAGTTGGACCTGTTGGTCCAGTATCACCTTGTGGACCTTGAGGACCTTGGAAACCTTGTGTACCACGTGGACCAGTTGGTCCTGCAGGACCTGCGGCACCTGATGGACCAGTTGGACCTTCTAGATTACCTACGTTCTTCCATGCTGAAGTAACGGTGTCCCAAATAATTAAGTTACCGTTTTCAAGTAACCAAGCTTCTCCTGCTACACCTGTTGGGCGTGCAGTTTGAAGTGCAACAAGTGTTGGGTACTCTCCAAGAATGTTTAGACCTTGACCAGGAGCACCAGCAGGACCAGTTGCACCAGCTAAACCAGAAACACCCTGAGCACCAGTAGCACCAGTAGGTCCAGCACTTCCTTGATTACCTTGAGGTCCTGTAGCACCAGTACGACCTGTTGGTCCTGTTGCTCCAGTTGCACCCGCAGGAATATTTAAAGTATCAAATACCCAAGCGTTATTGCTGCGACGATATAGACGTAGCTGTGTGGCGTTTCCAGTAATGCGGACAAAAGCCCAGTTAGTTGGAACTGGACTTGGGTTAGCAGCTTGAAGGTCAGCTAAGGTGTCATAAATACCAAGGTAACGAGAGTAATCTCCCTGAGGACCTGTAGGGCCAGTAGGACCTGTAGGTCCAGTCGGTCCATTTAAAGGACCCGTTGGGCCTGTAGGCTGTGGGTACCAGTTACCGTTATCTGGCGGAACTACAATAATTGACATATCACTCCACCGTTGTCACTTGCTGAGTCACGAAAGTCTGTCCTCTTAAGAAGGTTCTTTGGAAGTTGTTGTCCACAGATGATGTGGCTTGTAGGTCCCAAAAACCTCTGACTGGTAGATAGCGTGTTTCCTGTTGTGGTAGCGAGATTCTAATACGTCCAGTCTGAACGTCCACAATTGTAACATCGAAGGCCGCCCATCGAGTGGGTGAATTTGGGTAAGTTCTAATCTCGGATGTAAACACTAAATTAGTAACAGGAGCGCCAAGAATAAAGTCCTGTGAGTAGCTATCTCCTTGGTTCATAACAAGGTCTTGAACCTGGATAGTAGATGGGAAGGTCTGTCGACCAATCATGTCATTCTGTATATACACGCGCTCTGGCTTGCGTCCATCGTCAAACTCTTGTGGCATATAGATAGGGACAAGCTTATTAGTACGCTTAGAAGCACGGCGCAAGTTGCCCACCTGAATACGCCATAGTCCTATATTTAACTGGGCGCATAGAGAGCGATATTGCTCTTGACGCTGTGCAATCATGCTTGTCAATTGAGCGTAGCGTTCACTTCGTGGGATTACCACACCGTCTGGAGCGGTGATATTAATGTCAAATGCCGCATCTGTTGCTAGAACCCAGAGGGCTTCAATAGTAGCCAAAATAGCAATTGGGTACTCTTCTACTGCAGGAAGGGTTGCAAGGGTAACGCGACTACCGTATGCATCTGTTCTTTCGTATGTGTGCTGCTCAAGAGCTGTGTTAATAAATCTAGTAATATCTGCATCTGAGAAGTAGCGATATGCAGTGCCATTAACAGTAAGGTCTTCACCTGATGCGATTGGGTTTAAAAATCTAACAATCCCCGTATCAACCTCTAGCTTGTAGCCAGTAGGGGCAGGGATAAAACTTTGAGAAACTCTAACTAAAAGAGTGAAAGGGTCTACAGGCTTATTATTTAAATAGTAGGCAGTAGTAGCTCCGTCACTTGTTGCAGTGAACTGGAATTCCTTTGGCTGGTCACCCAACTCCAAGCGAGTCCTAGAAATTAGGTCTGACAACAGGGCCACTAACTACTCCTAACGATAGTAACGAAAAAGCGGGCAACCTAAGTATGCCCGCTGATTCGCCCATTAAATGCTAGATAATTCCAGCGAGGTAGCCCTTTTCCTGTAGGTGTTGAGCTACATGCTTGGACACTTTGTATTTTTGTCCAGCTTTAAAGCTATAGAAGTTTCCTACTCCTAGAGTCATGTTCTCGACGTCTTCTACGACACGGATAAGAACTGTTTCTTCGTCCTTGTGGGCGACTACAGTTACAGAATCCTCAATAACAGTTGCTCTATTTGGGATAGTAGCGTCTACAACTTCATCAAGTTTAATCTGGGCTTCAGCGGATGCCATAGACATTTCTGCTGCACGAGCCTGAAGAGCTTCTGCGTTTTCAGCAATCTGCTTCTCACGAGCACGGCCAGTAACGTCTGATGGTTTTACTTGTCTTGCCATTTATATTCTCCTAATTAGTATCTGTGTAAGTGGGCAGTTTTTAGACGTGCCCAGGTCTTTGTATTAGTTGGTTTCTGCAATAACAACAGACTGGTCAGTGATTAGACCAAGACCGAAGATTGAGTACCAAGCAAGTGCGTGCTCACGACCGAAGTCAAGAATACCACCGTCACGAAGTTCAACTGGTAGTGAGATTGCGTGACCGAATGCGTTATCTCCAATGAAGATAGCGTCGTAGCGGTCTGCAGCACCGTTACCTGTGAACTGTGCAGGAGTGATGTATCCTCCACCAGGTGTAATAGTTGGGTTAGCAACTGCTGTGTCAGCGGTGTAGTTAGCACCAGCACCACCAGTAACAGCAGCGTACTTAGTTACTTCGATAAACTCTGGGTTATCACGAAGCTGACGGCTCTGGTGTGGGTGGATAAACGCAACGTAAGTTTCGCCCAAACGTGGGATGTTCTTGGTTGCTAGTGTCTCAACAACGTCCTTGACAGTGTGAGGTGTCAAAAGGAAGTTACCAGTCATGCTTGCGCGGTTTGAACCCTTAGTACCATATGCGTACCAGTTGTTGACTGCTGAGAGGTTAGAGCGGTCTTCACCGTAAAGTGTTGAAGTCGCTGCGTAAAGTGTGTCGCGTGATAGCTGGTCTAGGTAGATAGCCATGTTACGACCGAGAAGACGTGAAGCAGATGCCATTACGTCATCGAATGAAGCGTTAAGCAAGAGCTCTGATACAGCAAGAGCATAACCATGCTCTGTTACTGTGATTGAGAACTGCTGTGCTGTAAGCGCGTTTGTCTGCATACGAACACCTTCGACAAGTGCGTTAGCAAAGCCGAGGTTGTTGTAGCGGAGGAAGTTAATCTGTAGACCAGGTGCAACACCAAGTTCAGTCTTCTTGACTGCGAACTGCTCGAAGCGAAGGATAGGCATTGCCTGGAAAAGGATTTCCTTAGACCAGATAACCTGAATCGCCTGAGTCAACTGTGTGTTTGTACCTGAGTACGCTGTTGGGGCTGCGGCTAGATTGCCAGTACCCGTAATACCAGATGCCATTTTAGTTGTTTACTCCTTGTAGGTTGGATTTGGGATTGTGGGATTTACCCGAACAAGCCGCGAGACTTACCACGAGCCGAAGCGCTCATGATACGTTCTCTGTATTTTGCATAGTCATTCATCGACATTGACTGAATATCTTCAGCCGTTAACGCACGTTGTTCCGAATTGTCGTCCATTGGTCCGAGCGGGGGCGTGGTTACCCTGGTCCCCGTCATTTCTTTACGCGCATTCTGCATTGCAAACTGCGCCGATTCAAGAATCTTGTTTGAACGTTCCTTCAAGCTCTCAATACTTGCTTCTACTTCTTCGCGGGTATTGCCGCTAATCAGGTCTACAAGTTCTGGGATAATGTTTTCACGTTCTGCGTCTACACGTTGTGAACGGTAGTTCTGTAGGTCAGCAAAAGTTCTTTCGCGTTCCAGAAGAGCGAAGGCACGTTCACGTTCTTGACGCTCACGCTCCAACTGCTCCTGCCACTCTGCTTCCTTAGTCTTAAGCAAAGTACGAACATCCATATCACCTTCAAGAGCTTCCTGCTGAGCTTTAGCCTTAGCCTCTGCTTCTGCAGCACGTGCAGCAAGTTCTGCTTCACGCTCTTTCTTAATGCTATCGAGTTCTTCCTTCAGCTTATCAATCTGAGGATAGAGTTTTTCTTTCTCCTGGCTACGAACTTTAACCAGGTCTTCTTCCGTATAAAATTTGGAAGTCGCCTTAGTAGTAGGTGCGTCAGCAACAACAGCGTTGTTTGACGACTCAGCTACGACTGGAACGGTTCCTGCTTCAGCTGCAAAAGCTTCTGCATTTAGTCCTGCTGTTTCCATACAAGATTCCTTTTTCTCCTAGGGGTCGTTTTCCGAATGCCCTTACGGGCGTAACACATATGACCAAACGTTGTATCTATTGTCTTTCTTAATACAAAAAATGTCAGGGTAAACCTTTATTTTTCGTACTCTTCTGGTACTCGCCTCTGTGGGAGGACAGTGCCATAAGCTTCTGTTACCAGCTTGTTGCGAAGGTCGGCCTCGCCCATATCGGCGGCCATTAGCGCTTCGTCTATAGTTGCTGGCATTACTGCTGGGGCTCCTGCGGCGCCTGGTTCTAGAGGCTGACCTGGTTTGCCACCAGTTTCTGGGTTAGGCATAGTGCCTGTAAGTTCTGCGATTTCCTGCTCAATCTGCGTCTGTAGAAGTCGTAACGCACCATCAGCCACAGCGTCATCCATAAGTTCCTGACGAATTTCATTGAGCTTATCGCTTGGGAAGGACTCACCAAGTGAACGAAGAGCCCCTTCCTTAGACTCTAGCCCTAGAGACAGCATAGATTGAACTTCGTTAAGTGCAATCAACTTATCTAGTGGCAGAGGCTGTGGGAAGTGTACATATGTTTGATAGGTAAGTGGGTCGTTAGGGTCTAAACGGTCGACCTGACCTGTCTTAAGTTTTACGTTGCGGGTAGGGTCCCAGATAAGCATCTCTGGTTCCTTAACAGCAAGGCTGCGGATAATAAGCTCATTAATAAGTTCTAGTCCGCGTGCATACTGAATAATCTTCTGGTGGTAGCGGTTCATCAAAGGCTGGAACATGATGGAT